CGTCCTTCCAGCCTGATAAGCCACACAAGAAAACCCACGAAGCCCATCATAATCGGCCAGTATTGAAGGACAGTTTCCATTTTTTTGATTTTCCTTATGCAGCTATTTTCGACCAGTCGCCCGACGACGGATCAACTTCCTGCCAAATGGTCGCGGCGGCTGGGACATCTTCCCAATCAACGCCAGCGGACACAACCTTGCCCCAGACGGTGACCTGACCGACCCTTCCGGTGGCGAAGACGCCGGTGACGGGGATACCAGTCGTGGTTGCTATGCTGACGGAACCGACCGCGCCAGTGGCGGCTACGCCAGTCAAGGCAGCATAGGTGATCGCGCCTGCGGAAACCGAGCCAACCTCACCAGTGGCGGACACGCCGGTGACAGTAATCGAGGCGCCACCCGCTGCTACTGCAGAGCCAACCTCACCGGTAGCGAATACACCGGTGACATTTATGCCCGCACGGACCGTGACAGAGCCAACCTCACCAGTGGCGGAAACGCCCGTGGCAGTAGCCGAGGCACCGCCCGTTGCGACTGCCGAGCCAACCTCACCAGTGGCTGATACGCCTGACGGAGAGACGTTGACATTGGCGACAACGGAAACAGAGACGGAACCGACCGCACCGGTTGCGGACACACTAGTGGCGGTGGTCGAAGCCGCTGCAGAAACAGAAACCGTGCCGACAGCACCGGTGGCGGACACACCAGTGACGAGAACCGTGACGCTCGGGCTTACGACCCCGGCGTCATCCGCTAGGGGCGCACTCGCGAGGGGTGAAAAGCCGAGCATTTACTCACTCCGGTTCAGTGGGCCATGTCACATTGTACGGGAAATCAGCCTGCGAGGGAACATCCCGCAGCGCTTGGCGGTACTTTGCCCATGCGGCCTGATCCACAGGGGCATCAGCGACCTGCGTCCAGTCCGACTCGGCAAGCAAACCGTCCCGCTTGCTGCGCACATTGCTTGCGGCATCGTCTTGCGGAAGGTTTTCGACGGTCCAGCCTTGGAGCCACGCACCGCTCACCTGCTCGAAAGGTGCGGTGGTAATCTTCTGCACGAGCTCGTCGTACGTCGGCTGCGGCAGGACTGTGTAGGGATACACGTCCCAGTCGGCCAGCAGTGCATCGCTGGGCTGCTTCGGGAAGCTGACGTTAGAGTTGTCACGACGCAGTTGCCCGATTGAGTAAGTCTCGGGGACGCCGTTTGTGAGTTTGAGGTAGGGCACGGTGGTCTCCTTTGTTTATTAATACCACGCTGCAGAAACAAGAGATACTCTATTATTACCAGGCGCATCTAGGCTTTCATTCATAGTACTTCCAGTTCCTGTCATAAATCCAGAAGAATAATATTGACCTTCGTTTACCCCTTCTATTGAAGGCGTCAGATTGGTCCATACCCCTGCAGCACCACCAAAATTTGAGCCTGCATGGAATACAAGTCCTCCTGAAGTAGTGGATAAAGACGTAGAGGCAATATCAAAAACTCCACCATTAGCACTTGTGTCTTCTGGTGTTTGTGAACTTAAACCATAAAATGCATAAGTAGATATCGCACACCTTGAAGCTCCCCCCGAAATAGTAACAGAAATTGATGCTGTAGTACCAGAAGTTACGTTTGACCTAAAAAGTGCAACTTGACAAGCTGATCCGCCCGCTGCTTGAGTAACTTTTGTTCCAAATAAACCACCAATATTAACAGAATTTACTGATCGATAGCTGTTAATAAAATAGTGAATAGCAATAAGAACCATTCTATCTGAAGCGGCTGTTCCGATATTCATAGACGGGAATGTGTAGGTTGCTTTATCATCAGCATCCCCGGCTGAAGCTAAATAACCACCGGTATACACAGGTTCTCCGCCACCGCCAATCGTTCCGCCTGCACCTGCCACCTTGCTCCACAGCATCAGCTACCATCCCCCACAAGTGCGCCGTAGAGCGTCGTCGATACTTTCCAGAGAGCGATGACCGTGTATCCCGTCGTGGCGAGCGTCGGGGCAGAGCCGCCGTTGTTGACCCATGTGACAGACATGCTGGTGGCCCAGTTGATCGTGTAATCCGTCCCATCGTCAACCATCAGCGTAATCGCCTCACCGGCGGAAAGGCTTTCAGACGGTGCCGAGTTACCGGACAGAGTCCACGTTTGGATGGACCCGTTGTCTGGGTCCAGCGCCGGGGTGGTGCCGCTGAGCGCGTACACGTCCTCGACAATGGTGCCGGTGATAATCGGCTCCACCAAAGTCTTATTGCTTAGGGTAAACACCCCCGCTGCGGTGACCTCTCCGGGGTCGCCCTGCGGACCTTGGGGGCCAGTATCTCCCTGCGGACCCTGCGGGCCAGTATCGCCGGTGGCACCAGTCTCGCCCTGAATACCCTGCGGACCCTGAGGACCAGTGTCGCCGGTGGCACCAGTGTCGCCCTGCGGACCTTGGATGCCACCATAGCCGAGAGAAGACCAAACCGTAGCTCCGTCACCAACCTTGAACTGGTCAGTGTCCGTCTCAAGGCCAATCTCCCCCGAAGCAAGCGTGGGATTGGCGCTAGTCCAGTTGGCTGCAGTGTCCCGGCGAAGTTGAATCTTGTCAGCCACTTGCGGTACCTCCGTCTATGGACTGTTCGGCGGTGTAAATCGTGCTGGCCGAACCCCCGTCGATTGTGTTCGAAAAGTCAGCCGCAGCGGCGCTCACAAACACAACCGCAGAGCCGGTCAGGTTCAGAAGCGACCCCGTGCTACTTTCTTCAAGCGTACGCGTCATCGTCGTCCCACTGGCCGTGTAGACGCCAGAGCCGATTTCCCAAGCGTTGCCGTCCTCAATGACGTAGCGGACCGTGTCACCGTCCGACACGCCGCCATCCGCAAAGGTCTGGTAGCCCGTCTGCGCAGATCCGAGCGTCACCGTCCCGGTGCCTGTGGTGGCCGTGGCCACCTTTACGCGGTTGACGAGCTTCACCATGGCTTACTCGATCCGGATGATGGCGTTCGACGCATCCGCCGTGGGCATCGTAACCACGAAGTCGCCGGCCGTGGAGGTCTTGTCAGAGCCGAAGTCCAGAACCGCAACAGCCTTGTTGGCCTGCGAAGAGTTGTAGATCAGGGCGCCGCGTGCTGTGATCGTCGCGGTGGACCACGTCACGTCAGAGAAGTCGACGTAGGCGGTCGTGCCGCTCGTGCTCACCGAACCGCCGGTTACGGTGAGGGTTTCACCACCAGCTGTGTAGCCGGTCCCGCTGACCTCGTTGGTCGCGGAGTAGGCGGTGGTCGCTGCGCTCAAGGTGGCGCTGCTGGTGTAGAGCGCAATCTTGAAAGTGTCGGTCGTGAAGTCGTGCACGCCCTGCAGGGCTTCAGATTTGAAGCTGGTGCACATTGCTTGGGTGATGGCCATTTGTCAGGTTTCCTTATGCCATTGGCTTTGCGCGCATACGGATTGAAGATGAACCGACCTTAGCACGATCAGACTCAATTTGCAGCGCGTTAAGCGATTGTTCCAGCAAACTACCCCAAACTTGAAGCTTGTTGTCATCGTCAAGATACGGTGCCGCCTCAAGAAGCGACCCGTAGAGATACACGTCGGGCGAGTTGGTCAGAAGCCAGTTTGTCGTGTTGCTATCAGACAGAGCCGGGATTTTTGAATAATACGTCAACTCGACAGTATAAGACGCATCAGGCGTCGGAACCAATTGGAAAGTGTCCCCAATCATCGAAAAGAACTGCGGCCTGGCACTACCGCTGCCAGCAAGCCTCTGCTCTTCCGCCGCCTGATCTGGCGTGACGTATTCCAGCGTTGTAATCGGCGACGTATTAAGTTGAAACCGGACATTTTCCAGCCAATCCGCCGGAACGGTCAAATATCCCTCAGATGCAGTCGCGTCAGACCGCGTCACCATCCGGTAATCCCGAATTCGCCGGTTGAACTTGGCCTCGGCCAGATCAATGAACGACGGAATAACCGAGGTCAGATCGGTGCGCAGAAGCCAATCAGCTATGGCCGACTGCAACTCGCTATAGGTCGTGATGGCCATCAGACTGTCCCTTCGCGCGTCCTGAACACCCGGTTGTCCCCGTCATTCAGCCATTTCCTGAGCGCAACGGGATCGTCAGCGATGCCGCGCCGCTTGAGGTCATAATACACGCTCAACGGAATAGATGCGACCCGGCTCATGTCGCCCCATTTCGTGCGCTTGTCGGTCATGTTGCGATGGCGCGCGTTGCTGGCGTCGAGGTCAAGTTTCTGCTCGGTCTCGATGACATACTCGCCGTTAGCCTTCACATGCCAATACCGGCGGATGCCGGTTACAGGGTCTTCGTCAAACAATCGTTTGGTCATGCCAGCCTCATAGGTAATGGGGCGACCGAAGCCGCCCCATTGTTATCATTAGGAGACCGTAAGATCGCCTACGATGCCATGCGCAGCCTCGTTCATGACCTTCAGGCCGAACTCGCCAATCAGCATACCCTTTTCGGCGTCACCGGTTTTCGCCAGTTCGACGCGCTGGATCGGGCGCAGGTAGCAGACCGACGCATACTCGGGGTCAAGAACCCAAGCATCACGGGCGCGCTGGAAGCGGTTGGGAACCACTTGCAGGGTGCCGAAGTCCGACATGTAAACATCGGCTGCACCGATGATCGTGGTCGGGCTGTCGGACGGTGCCTGATAGCGCTGGGCCGCGATGCCGGTGAAGGCCGAAACCGCCTGCTTGTTGAACGCACCAACCATCAGGATCGACGGGTTGCCGCCCGAGGTCCAGGTCTGCTGCATCACGTCCTTCAGCATCGCCTCGGTAAAGGCGCGCTGAGTGCCGTCGGTGCGGACATTGGTGCCGTCGCCGGTCGGGGCCGCACCGCCAGAGCCAACGCTGTCGTTGGTGGCAATCCATGCGCCCAGACCAGCGGTCTCAGGGGCGGTGGAGGTGTTGCCAGCGACGCGGGCGTTGTTGTCCAGCAGGACGGCCTCAATATCGCGCTTCAGTTCTTTGCCGCGCTTGGCGACTTGGTAAGCGACCTCATCAGCGCGACCGGCCTTGTCAACAGCGCCGAGGTTGTCAGCGATGATGTAGGTGCGGCGACGGATGTGGGTATAGTTACCCAGGCGGGTCGTCGCGGAGGTCGCATCAAACGAAGACACGTCATCGCCATTGATGACGGCAGTGGTCGAGGTCGATGCCAGAGAGTCGGTTTGCCACTCGAAGAAGGTGTTCGACACGCTTTCAGAACCCACGTTCGACTGGAACGGGGTCTCTTCGGGCGAGATATTCGAGATGACGTTGGAGAGTTCTTCACGGATGCCCTTGGCATCATAGCTGGTGAAGGTGTTGGTAACGATAGCCATTTTCTAGCCTCACAGAAGTGATTTGATGACAGCAGCCGCGTCATTGACACGACCAGTTTGACGTAGGCGGGTCTGCGCCTCTTTCACTGCAGAGCGTTTCTGGGGCTGCGTTCCTTTTGATCCCGCTCGGATTGTCTTTGGCCCCTGTTGCCGGTTGCCCGACTTGGCCTCAGAAATCTTGCGCTGACCGCGCTCAAAAAGCATGGCGTTCCGTGCCAAAGCGACCACACCGGCATGAGTGATGTTGTTTACATCCTCTTCCGCGAAGCCTTTGCCGATCAGGAAATCCCGAATTTCAGCAGCCTCTTTCTGAGCCACTTCGGGTTTTTTCCAGTCGGGGATAAGCGATTGTAGCCGCTCTTGCTCCGCCTG